CGCCTGCCGGGTGAGCACGGCGTTCAGCACCAGTGTGCGGTTCTGCTCCGTCAGCTTTCCGGTGGTTGCATCGATGAAGTTTGCGATGTCGCTCTGCCGGTCCTGGAACTTCTTCAGCCCCTCCGCCGCCTTCTCCGCAGCGTTGCCGGATTCAAAGAGCTTGTCCGCGAAGCCGGCCAGCAGGGTGATGCCCAGCGTCAGCGCAATGCCCCACGGGCCAGCAAGGAAGCCGCCGACCTTGCCGAGCTTGCCCTCGAACCCTGTGAGCGCGCCAGCCGCCTGCGGGAACTGCATGGCGAACGCACGCAGGACGGAGGTGCCGCCGACGACCTGCACCGAAAAATCCTGCAGCTGGAAGCCGAGGTTCTGCATCGACGCCTTCGCGGCGCCGGACGACCGCGCTGTTTCGATCGTACGTGCGGTCAGCAGCTGCTCGGCGCGTGCGACCTCTTCCGCGCTGGCGCCCGCCGCAAGCATGACCCGACGCGCATCGACCAGCTCCCGGTTCAACCGGTCCTGCGCCGCAGCAGCTGGGTCGAGCATCTCGCGTAGGCGGACCATGGCGGCAGCGTCGCGCTCGGCGGCCGCTTCCTGCTCGCGTAGCGCAACCATACCTTGGCGCACGCGCGCCTCGAACTGCTGATAGGCGAAGCCGGCCGCCCTGAGGGCCGTCGCTTCGGCTTCAGCAGCGGCTTCCGCTTTCCGCCCTGCCGACGCCCTGTCCTCCGCCAGAGCCTGCTGCGCTGCCGAAAGGGCGCGTGAGCTGGCGAACAGGCGATCAGCCGCCTCGGTATTACCTTGCTGGCCAGCCGTGAGCGCGAGCGACTCGATCTTCATTGCGCGCAGCTCTTCCCGCGTCTTCCCGACCGATGCAGCTTCCCGGTCGAGGGCGAAGACCAGCTTGTCGATCTCCTTCTCGGTCCGGTTGATCTCGCGGGTAGCAGCTGCGGCCTCGCTGGTGGCCGCCGGGCCGAGGATCGACATACCCGCCGACTTGCCGATCGTGCGGCCGAGGCTTTCGACCGAAAGGCCGGCGGTCTCCACCGCTGCCGCCGCGGCCGACATCTCTCGCTTCGTCGTGGCCGCAAAGGCGGTGACGCCGGCGGTTGCTCCGGTCAGCTTGACCATGTCGGCCGTGCTGTTCTCGATCTGGTTGGCGCTGGCGAGGATCTTGCCCTCGGCCGAGTTCATGACCGCCATCAGTTGGTTGATCTGGTTGAACGAGTCCGCGGGGTTGATCGTGAAATCTACGCCGAGACCAGGAGAATCATCGTCGAGCATGGCAACCCTCCTGGTTCTAGCCGAGCACGTTGCGCAGCCGGGCTTCTTCGATGTCCAGCTCGCGCTGGCTCACTTCCGCGCGCCACGGTGGCGGGCAGGTTTCGCTCTCGGCCTTGCGGCTTTCCGCGATGTAGTCGGACGACAGGCGGCGGATCAGCCGGGCTTCCCAGGGCGCGGGGCTGACGCGGGTGCGGGCGCACCACGCGTCGATCTCGCACCAGGTCAGCGGCGTTGCCGACATGCCGCTGTTGTCGGTGAGGCCGATCTCGATCAGCCACTCGACGATATGCGGCGCCGGGTTCGGCGGCATCTGCGGCGTGACCCGGTCGCGCTTCAGCTGCTCGATGCGGCTGATCTTCGGTGCGGCTTCCGCTTCCGCCTCGGCGCGCTTGCCGCGCTTGGTGCGCGGGTCCGGCTTGGGCGTGGCATGCAGCCACGCCATGTGCCGGACGTAGAGGGTCAGTTCCCGGCCGAGCCGGGCGTGAACTTTCCCCAATCACCGACGAACTTCGTCACCTGCTCCTTGATCCAGCCCAGCGACGGGTCGGAATAGACGGCGGTGTAGAGCGCGGCGCCGACGAGCGCCTGGCCGTTCGCATCCTCGTGCTCGATGTGATGGAACGCCGCGGTCAGCGCGGTCAGGTCTTCGGCGGCTTCGGTGCGGCGCACATCGGCGGCCGGCAGGCTGACCTTGTTGTCGTTGTCCTGCATGCGCTTGATCGCACGGTTGGACTGGCGCTCCTCGATGCGCGAATATTCGTCCGAGCCGGGGCCGAACAGATCGATGCCGACCTTCTGGCCATTGTCGTAGAGCAGCTGGCCGTCGGGCCCCTTCAGGTGGAGGAAGGCGGTAGCGGCGACGGCGAGAATTGCGATTTTCATGAGATACCTTTCGCGGGTGTGGTGCACCGCCCGCCCCGACACCCGCGAAGAAGCGGGGCGGACGATGCCTCTGATCCGGCTGGACTGCCGGAAGGGTTGGATCAGGCGGCCGGGACCTTCACGATCTTGGTGCAGATCTCGATCGTCGGCGTGGCGGTGACGACGCTGTCGGCGCCATCGACCGTCTCGGGGTAACCGAACACGCGGCCCTGGAAGTAGCGCTTGGCGCCGTCCTGATAGGTGACCAGCATCGCGTAGAGCTTGTTGGTCTCATCGTCGGAGGCGGTGCGCAGCAGGTTCTGGCCGGCGTCCGCGCCGTCGATACCGACGGTCGGCTGCAGCGAACCGTAGTCGGCCGACCCCTTCAGCTTCTGCTTGGGGCCCTTCAGCGGCTGGAATTCGACCTTCGCGAAGGTCGCGCCGAGACCGCCGATCTTCTCGACATTGCCGACCTCGGTATAGGTCAGCGCGGCATAACCGGCAGCGTCCTGGGTGGCGGGCAGCGTGGCTGCGATGGCGAGCGTCGAGCCCGCCGCAGTGATAGTCATGGGATTACTCCTGAGTGGCGAGCCGGCGACGCCGGCGGGATCCGCCCGGACAGCCGGGCGAAAGGGTTACGCGGCGGCCTTGCCCTTGCTGGCGTCGGCCGGCTTCGCGTCCGGTGCCCCGGCGCGGATCAGGCCGGCGGCCTCGTAATTGGCGAAGGTGCCTTCATCGAGCATCAGCTCCTGATCCTTGGCGAACAGCTGCTCGGTGCCGGCGTCGCTGAAATCGCGGAGCGCGGTGGCCTTCTTCTTGGTGGTCTCGGACATGCGGGGTCTCCTGGTTGCTTACGCTGCCGCGTCGAAGCTGACGCGGAAGTCCTGGGTCTGTTCGAAGCTGTCGCCGGGCCCGATCATGGTGGGGCTGAGCCCCGCCGTGAGGACCGACACGCGGCGGCAGTCGGCGTAGTCGCCGACCTGGCCGGCGCAGGCGCCGCGGATTCGTTTGATGGCCGCCTTGCGATCGCGAACGCTGGCGGCGCGGACCGTGACGGCAACGCGCTCCACGGTGCGGACGAACGTGCCGCGCTTCAGCGTCTGGCGATCAACGCCGCTGACCGTGCGCAGCAGGATCGCGGTCAGCACGACGCCGTCCGGCAGGCGGTCTTCCTTGATCTGCCCCTTGCTCGCCAGCTCGGCCAGCCACTCGTCGGTGATCAGCAGCTCGGAGATGATGGCGGTACCGCTCATGCCTCATCCCCTTCGTCGTCGCCGATGATGCCGCTGCGCGTGACCCGACGGGTGATGTATGCCTGCGCCGCAGCGCGGGCTTCCGCCTCATTGTTGTCCAAGGCTGGTCGGAGAAACGCGACCTTGCGAGCGCCGGGATGGTAGACCGTTGTACCGACACGCTCACCGTTGATCATCAGCGTGCCGTGCAAGGCGTCATCCCCGTCCCGGATGCGGGTGTTCACCCGCCGCGCCGTCATTCCCTGCCGCGCCTTGGCATCGAGCGTGATGAAGTGGGCCTTCGTGCCGTATTCGAGCCAGCGACCGACATAGGCACCGGGACCGGACAACAGGACACGCGCCACGATCAGGCCCTCGCGCTTCCGCGATCGCACCTTCACCGAGTCCGCGATCAGCGCCTTGCCGCCGCTACTGGTATCTGCCGTACGACCGCCGAGCCGCGCCTTGGCATCGTTGGCGATGACCTTGGCACCCGCGCGTGCGGCGCCGGGCAGGACCCGTTCAATCAGCAGCTTGGGCAGCTGCTCGATGTAGCGCTTGGTGGCCTCGCCACCGCGGCGCTTGGCCATCAGGCCGCGTTGCCCGTCGAGCTATATTCCTCGACCATGAACTCGAGGCCTTCGCGGCGACCCAGCTCCGCCGGGCCGGCGATGACCTGCATCGTGCGGCCATCGACGATGAACCGCATGCTGCTGTCGATGTCGGTCCGGTACCGCATCCGGACGCGCGCCGGGCGAGCGGCAAGATTGATGCCGTCGGCGAGGCGCTCGGCGCGGCTGGGCAGCACATCCTGCACGTTGGCCCATAGCGTGGTGACGAGCGCCCAACTTCCCGAGCCCGCGCCATCGATCGACGTGTCCGGCACCGGGCGCTCGATCCGCACCCGCTTGTTCAGTGAGCCTGCCGCGATGATCATCAGCAGACCATCCGGCGCAACGGCGCGAGCAGCCACTCGACGGCGAGCGGCAGCTCGGAAGGCGTCGCGCCGCTGGTCACCACCGCTTCCCGGTTGGTGTACCAGGAGCCGACCAGCAGCAGCACCGCCATGCCGATCACCTTGGCGTCTGAACCCTCGACGTCAGGCCAGGTGGCCGCGACGATCTGCCCGGTCCTGTTCTCGATCGTGCGACGTGCAGCTGTGGTGAGCAGCTGGAGGTATTCATTCTCACCGGTATCGGCGAGCTCGAGGCGGAGGTGCGTTTTCACCTGCTCGAGCGTGACGGGCTCTTCGACCATATGTGGACCTCGTCGGCGGCAGGTTTCGGGACCGGCGAAAGGGGGAAAGACCGGCCCCGAACTCGGAAAGTCATGCGTTGCGAATGGTGGCCGCCAAGTCGTGCAGGTCGACCTTCAATTCGCTGCCGTCGTCCTTTGTGAGGATGAGACGCAAATCCTTCGCATCGACGTACGCCGCGATAATCTCAGCTCCCGGCGGGGCGGCCCTTACCTCGCCCGGCTTACCAGGCTTGCCGCGCTGGGCCGAGAGCATCCAGTCCTCGCCAGGCAGCTCGCCGGGACCATCCACCTTCGCTCGCCACTCGCTGCCATTAAAGCCGACGACGTCGAGGGCGCGATACGTCGCCGCGGGATCGTACAGACCCCGCGCCTGACCGGGATAAGCGTCCTTGCCATTGGCGGGGGGCGGCAGTTCCGCGACAGCCTCGGCCACCATCCGCCGGATCACGTCAGGGTCGGCATCCTTGCCGGGGTCGCCGTCTCTGGGCACCGGTATCCGCGCGACTTCCACCTTGACGGCGGCATCCAACGCTGCCGGATCGTAGTCGCGGCCGACAACCGGGCCGAGCGCGCGAACACTGCCATCGGTCAGCGTCACCACCAGATCTCCGTCGCGGCCGATGAGTGCGCCCGCCAGCCCGATACCGTCCTTCGCCGGTGGCAGCCCTGCGACGGCATCATTGACCGCAGTCATGATCATCGGCGCGACATCAGCGGGAGTGATGCTCTTGCCGTCCGCAGGTTTCGGCATGTCTTGTACTGCTTCAAGGATCCACGCCCGGATCTGGTCGATATCCGCATCGATAGGGTCGCGAGGTTGCGGCAGCTCGATAGCCGCCACCGCATCATCTACCATGCGCCGTATCGCGGAGGGATCTGCATCCTTACCGGGTTCCGCAGGCGGAAGATCACTGACGGCGTCGTTGACCATGCTCCGAATAAGGTCGACGTCGGCATCCTTGCCCGGCTCAGCTGGCGGAAGGGCGCTGACCGCAGCATCAACGAAGCTACGGATCAGATCGGGATCGGCATCCTTGCCCGGCGCGGCGGGCGGAAGTGCGGCAACCGCCTCGTCGATCATTGCGCGAACAACCATCGGGTCGATGCTGGCACCATCCTTTGGAGGGGGCAGCGCGGCAACGGCCCTGGACACGGCGTCGTTTACCAAAGGCGCGACATCCATAGGTGGTATCGCCGCAACGGCAGCGGCAACCAGCGAGGCGATCTTCGTTTCGCCCGGAACGGCGGCAAGCTGGCCTTCCAGAGAGGCAATGCGCGAAACGAGCGCGCGGTTCTCCTCGATCAGGGGTGCGAGCGCCTCACCAAGGTGTTCGCGCATCACCAAGGCCATCGAAGCAGCGAGAGCCTTCGATTCAAGCATGCAGCGCCTCCCGAAGGTCTTTCTCAAATAGGGCCTGCGTTGCCCGCATCTGCTCTTCAGAGCCGGCTGGGCCGCCGGCTTCCGCCGGAGCCGTCGCACCTGCCGTTTCGGACGGCGGGGCCGGAGCAGGCGGAGGGATGTCCGACGGCTTCCAGCTCAGCGGCACATCCTGCTGTTGCACGCGTGGCTCGTCGCCGCCCTCGCGATCGCCGAACTCGAAATCACGGCGCGCTTCATTTGAACCGAAGATGCTGCCTTTGACGCCGGCCGCCCAGGCCTCGACCCGCGACTTGAAGTCGCTGCGCAGCAGGACGGACGTATCGAATTCCGTGTATTCGGTAAGGCCGCCAGCGAGGTTGAACAGGCGATCAAAGCCCTGCTCAATGTGGTTGAGGCAGAAGCCGAGGCCGCTCGCGAGCCACGACGTCATCATCAGTTCGGTGGTGGAGAACTTTTGTTCGCCGATCCCCAGGACCTGCAACGGGGTCCGGTAGGCGAGGGCGACGTTCTGCTCGCTCATTTTCATGATCTCAGCGAACGCCGTGTCCTTCGCCGGTATGGACATCGGCTCCCATTTGAGGCCGTTGGTCAGGATCGGCGTGCCACCGGCGTTGAGGCCGCGCGACTGCTCATCCCATCGCGAGCGCAACTCAGTGACCTGGTCGCTCGTGAGATTGGCGGCTGTATTCAGCGTGCCGGACGGCCGCGCCTGACGATCAAAGAAGGCGATCGCCTGCCGCGCCATGGCGTTCGACATCGCCAGATCCATCATCGCCGCAGTGAGCGGTGTCTCACCGATAAGGGGATGCCGCGGCGTCTCAAGATGAACATGCAGAACGTCGCGAGCCGGCACCCCAAGCAGCGCGCCCTGCACCTGCCGCTCGACTACCTCGTTGCCGGACAGGGAATAGAACACCTCGCCCGTGGCAGCGACGAGTGGTGCGCACTGGCCCCACATCAGGTGCAGCTCAACTATCTCGAAGCGCGAGTTGCGGATGGCGAGCGCGTACGCGTTGCCGCGGCGATAGAGCAGCGAGGTGAGGTTTAGGAGAAAGTCGGACGGCGACTGGTAAGCATTGGGTCGCACGAGGATACGGGAGAGTGCCGAGTTGGTGACCCGGTCCCTGCCGCCGTCCGATCGGGAACGCCAGTGCGAGCCAAGGCACATGGCCGAGGTCTGGGCGTAGGCGGAGACGCAGGCTTGGACGATGGCCGACCCGCCCGAGCGGTGAAGGTCATAGCCCATCTGCCAGAAATTAAGGTTGCCGCCGGCCTCCGCCGACAGCGTGCCGCCGGAGATCGGCAGGTGATATGGCCCTGGGCGGTATTCCCCCTCTGCCGCCTTCATATCGCGCGACGCGCCATACCGCGCCTCCGCGGCTGCGGCGCGAGCAGAGAGGGAATATCCGTCCACCGGAGAGCCCTCAGTTCGCCTTCGACTGGCGCGTCTTGTACGCGCCCGCCTCACCGCGATGGATGCGGTTCAGTTCGTCCTGCGTCGGGGTGGGCTGCATCCCCTCGACCTCTTCCATCGCGGCGACGGAATTCGCCCGCACGTCATCGGCACGCTGTGCCTCGTCGACCCTCGCGCCTTCGGCTGCCTTGGCGGCCGCCGCGGGCTTGCTGGTGGTGTCGTTCATGATTCGCTCTCCTTGCAAGCGAGGTTGGCCGGCCGCCCACCGGGCGGCCGGGGATCATCACCAGGTGACGCCCGTCACCACGGCGACCATGCCTGCGCGACGCATCGCCCAGTTCATGTCGAGGATCATCCGAAGCGCGATGCTGTCGGTCTGGAACATCGACCGGACCGGCGCGGCCACGACATTCGGCGTACCCGCCGCCGAGATGGCGAGCGGAGTCGTGTCCTCCATGTGGAGCGTTGCCTGATCGCTGACGTCGAAACGCGGCTCGTCGCCCGTTGCGGTGAAGAAGTCCGCGGCGTCGACCAATGCGACCGTGCCCAGCGGAACGGTTGCCGAGGCCGCCACCGGGTATCCGAGCAGGGTGCCGGCGCGGAGGTCCGCCGCGAAGGGGAAGTCGCCACCAGCATTCTGGGTCAGCGAGATCGACAGCACCTGGACCGGGTTGAGGATCCAGACCGGCTGACGGATGTTGCCGTTCGACGAGACGATCAGCGCCGCAACCAGCGCCTTCAGGTCGGAAACGAGCGCCGCGAAGCCGCCGCCCGTGGCTGCTGTTGCGGCGATCACGCCGTTGCGTAGACCCGCCGGACGAATGACGCTCGCCGCACCAGCATCCATCAGCACGGTGTCGATTGCGACGCCGGTGTCCTCCTGGATCGCCTGGCGCAGGATCTGCTCGATATCCGGTGTCGACTTCTCCGCAATTTCGCGCGTGAAGGTGGTGATCACCGCCATCTTCTTGGGCGTGAGCGGCGTTGCGCTGAACGCTGCCTGGCGGACGGGGATCGGGGCTCCCTGACCGACGAACGAGCCGGCGACCGAGGTGCCCGACGAACGCGCGGGCAGTGAGACCACGCCGTTCCGCCCGAAGGTGAAGCGTCCACCGATATTGCGCAGGACGGGGTAGATCGACTTGCCGACGAGCTGCTCGATCAGGTCGAGCGTTGCCGTCTGCACCAGCTCGGCTGCCCAGCCAACGGCAGTGGTCGTGGCCGGAACGGTGGCCGCCTTCGTCGTGATTTCGAGCATGGCCTTGATGCTGTCGTCTTCGCCATAGCGACCGATGAGCACGTCCTGCATCGAGCGGCGCTCGATGTGGCTGACCAGCTGCACGACGGCCGATCGAACGATCAGGTCACTCGCCGCGCTCTTCTTCGCTGGCATGGCGAAGGGACGGCGGCCATCGGCGGAGCGCTCCACGACGGCATTGCTGCCGGCCGCGGCCACAACCACCGTCTTGGTGGCAAGCGCAGCCTCGGCGCGCTGCAGCGACGCGAGCTTGCCCTCGGCGTCGCCAAGCGACTTGGCGATCTCGTCGCTGACAGTCTGGTCGAAATTTTCGTCGTTGAGGTGTGCGGTAAGCGCGTCCTTCTGGCGCACGACTTCGTTCTGCGCATCGACGATGCGGTCGGCAAGGGTCTTCATGATCTGAGGCTTTCGTACAGGAGGTTGGCTGGCGGGCTCGCCGGGGGACCCGCTCCGCTCAACCGCAGCGATCTGTTCGGCTGGCTCGCCAAAGATCACCCGTTGCACGTCGTCGGAAAGGTTGAGGCTCTTGGCGATGGCCAAGGCGTTCGGGTTCGCCGGGATGCTCACGACGGAGCACTCGACCAGGGCGGCCCGCTTAAACTTCACGCCGCCATTCGGCAGCGGCTCGGTGTCGATTGGACGAAAACCAACCGAGACGGCACGCAGCATCCCCGCTTCTACAAAGGCGCGGATTTCATCGACACGCGGCGACATACCGCGGGGGAGGAGCTCCAGCCTGCCACGTAGCGCGCCGCCCTGAACACGGACGTCCTTCCATACGCCAAGTGGCAGATCGGCCTTGTGGCTGAACAGCGCGATCGGATTCGCGACGAAGTCGTCGAGCTGCCAGCCGGACTGGACGATGATGTCGCCCATGCGGTCGACAGTTGCGTCCGACATTATGAATTCGAGCGGATTGTCGCCCGGGGCGCGGGCCATCGTTTTCACGATCGTCTGCATTGTAGTCTCCTGTCAGCCGATCATCGCCATGGCGTCGAAGGCACCGGCCGCCTCGGGGTTGCGGGTCATCAACATCACCGCGTTGAAGGCGGCGACGAGGGGATCGATCTTCGCCTTGCCGGCGATCTGCTTGGTGATCAGCACCGCGTTGCCGCGCTGCTCCGCCTTTGCGTTGCCGACGCACCAGGCCATGAGTTCCTGCCCGCCGTGCACGAGAGTGCCGTCCTTCAGCTTGCGCTCGGTGCCCCATACGGCGGCCGAAAGGCGGAAGCCCTGACTGACGGCCAGCATCTGCTCGGCGGTGAAGCCGCGGCCGGAAAGCTCGTCGACCAGTGCGGTCACGCCCTGTGGGTCGAGGCCGATCGCGGCCTGCTCCGGAAACAGACCGGCGTCTTTCACTCGCTCCAGCAGGTCAGCTACTTCGATCAGATCCTGCGTCGGCGCTTCGCAGCGCACCAGCGTCTTCTCGGCGATAAAGTCGTTCAGCCGGCTGACGATGTCCTTGCGCCGGTCGAACACGTCCTGCTGCGCCCATGCCCGGCACCAGAGCAGCCATTGCTTGGTGACCTTGTGGCGGCCGAGGAGGGCGAGGCCGAGAAGATCGTCGAGGCCACCGCCGTCACCGCCGGCGACCACCACTTCGCAGATCTCGAGGAACTGCTCGAATGAGCCGTCCCATACTTCGGGGCTGGCCTTCGCGCCTTCCCAATAGATGCCGCCGATCCACGCATCGTGGCGCAGGCCGACGCCGATCTCCACGTTGAGGTGCTTGGCGTAGAAGACCTGCTTCGTGCCGTCTTCGGCGTTCGATACCTTGCGGAATTGGCTCTCCAGCCACTGCTGGCTGACTGAGCGGCCGAGGTTCGGGTTGGTGATGTAGAAGTTGGCGGGGTCGAGGTGCTCGTCCTCCGCCATCATCTCTTCCGGAAACTCATAGAGCACCGGCAGGAATTCGGGGTCGTCGACTACGCCGTCGCGGACGTCGCGGGCGTAGGCCAGCTTCTCCTTGAACACGCCGGCCGGAGGCTCGTCCGACTGCGTCGTCAGATACAGGGTGTAGCCTTCCGGCCGCGATACCTGACCGCCCGACGCTTCGCGGAACATCGCGTCGGCCGTCGCCTTCTTGCCGAATAGCCAGAGCTCATCGACCAGCACGCGGCTGGCCTTCTTGCCCGACACCGTCGCGCTGTCCGCCGCGACCACCTTCAGCGTGGCTTTCGTCACCCGGTTGGTGATGAGCCGGATATGCTCCTGAATGTGCAGGAGGTCGCTCAACTCCTCATCCGCGCGGATCATATCGCAGGCAGGCTTGAAGCTGTTGCCGGCGACCTCGATCGTCGGCGCGAGGATCAGGTTCTCGTCAGACGGGCGCCACCCGCAGATCAGCTCGGTGAGCATGATGCCTGCGGCGATCGTCGACTTCGTGTTCTTCTTCGAGACGAGCAGCAGGCCCTCGCGGACCTTCTGCTGCCCGGTCTCCGGATCATACGCGCCGAAGATGGCTGCGGCGAAGTCCAGCAGCCAGGTGTCAGCGCTCTCGCCGATCGTCCAGGTACGCCCCGTCGCCGGGTTGATGCCGAGGTCGGCGATGCTGAGGGAGGTGAACACCTCCATCTTGGCTTGTGCCGACGCGGGGAACAGCGGCGAGAACGGGATCAGCGTTCGGCGTTTGCGGATCCGCTCCTTCCAGTCAGGACACGCCGTCGACCAGGTCGGCACTTACGTGACCGCCTTCAGCGTAGGCGGCCCCATCGCACCGAACCGGCGACCGCCGCTCACAGCATTCGCTCGGTCCTGCGCGGCGGCCTTCTTGCCTTGCGGCGCGGATGCTTCGTTCAGCGTCTTGAGCGCCAGCGCGAGCGTCTTCATCGTATTCGCGCGATTGGTCAGGCTCACCGCCCGCATCATCGCCTCGCGCCGCGCCTCGTCCTCGTCGCCATCGGTCGCGTCAACGATCATGTCCTCCAGCTCGCCTCGCCGGCTGGTGATCACGTCCAGCTCGTCGAGCATTCGCCAGACGAGGCCACGGCCCCCATCCGCGATCTTGGCCGCCTCGACCGGTTGCTCCGGATCCACAGGAGCTGGCGGAGGCGGTGAACGCTCTGGTTCGCACCGGTTCGCAGTGCGAACCTTCTTGGCCTCGCGAACCCACTTCTCGGCCTTCGCGCGCTTACGAATAGCCGTGTCTGAAATCTCGTAGCGATCAGCTATTTCGCGGATTGAATCTTCGCCAGCCAAGTATTCGAGCTCGATACGCGACCAATCGGTAGTTGTTCTGCGGGCCGCCATCGGGGGCTCCTCGGCTCAAAGTTCGCACCCGCGGAAGCTCCAGCAGGATTTTTTCTCCGCGTGGGAGCCTATGGGGTCCGGTAGGGCGGGCCTCGGCCCACATCGGACCTACCCCCCCCCTGGGGGGGGGAGGGCGGGTCAGTGCCGCTGGGCGCGCTCGGCGCGCTGCTTCCGGCCGTTGTGACAGGGCGCGCAGAGGGTTTGCAGGTTGTCCTCGTCCCAGAACAGCGTCTCATCGCCGCGGTGAGGCTTCTTGTGGTCAACGACCAGCTGCGATGTGTCCGACGTCATCAGCCCGCAGCCGGGCCATTGGCAAGTGAACATGTCGCGGATCAGGATGATCATGCGCATCGCCCGCCACCGCGCCGTCTTGTACAGCTTACGCCATGGGGCGTGCAGGGCGCGGTCCTCCTCGCGAGATCGCTCGACAGGGGGCAAAGCACCAAGGCCCGGCTTGAGGCTGGTCAGCCGATTGGGCAGCGCCTTGAGCTTACCCATTTTGCTGCACCTACTCGAAAGCACGAAGTTGCCGGTCGTGAGCCACGGAAGGGGGGTGCGGACACGACCGGCAACAGTTGTGCGCCCGAGTGAACGAACGGCGCAGGTGCTAACTTGGGAGATTAGCAATGGCCGCGTAGCCCAAGCAGATGGCAGCCGCACCCAACTGCGATGCAAATGCAGATTTCCTCACCCGAAACGAGCTAGCCTACAGGCTAAGGCTAAGGGCGTCTTATCCGCTCAACCGTCAGATCTGCTTAGCATTGCCACGCCTATGCCGTCGGCGATGGCCTGCGGGGCCGTAATCGTCGAAGGAGCCATGCCACCTTCTGGGTCCGCGTTATTCCTCAGCTTGTCCGATACATTTGCTACTGGCCCAAGCATCACAAGCCAAAGGTAGCGGCGCCTCGGTTATGAATTTGGTTATTGCCCGAACCGGACCAAGGGCTCAGGCTTTGCAGCATCTTATGCTTCAGCAGCCAAGCCGACTCGCAATAAGTGAGCGACGACAAGGAGCAGAGATGAGAGGATGCGCAACATGACCGACAAGCCATTGAAATCGCAAGACTTAGGAGATCTACGCAGAGACCACGGTTCTGACCAAAAAGCGCCGTGCAATTCGACTCACCCAGAGGTGAAGCCAGCGGCTCATGTACCTTACGGGAAAGGCATGACGTGCTTAGATAACCATGGCAAAAGGCACGCGCCGATTTGATGCCGACTGACGTAACGACACTCTGCTTGCCTTGATACTGCCGTGGCCCTGGCGACCCGCCAAGGACTATGCTGCACCTATGTCAGGAAGCATGGGGGCGATCAGCTATCCGTGGTTACCCTGAGGTTAACCTTCATTTCTGGGGAACCGGCTGCGCTCCCAACAGCTTACCTACCATGACTGTTGAAGAACTTTGGGACGAGGCACTCTCTTGCCTTCATCGTGCTGCACATGGATGCGATGTCGCTGAAGCTGCGCTTATGAGAACGCGCGCGGCTAAGCTGATCAGCGTGGCTGACTCCTCAGACGGCGGGCCAACGCTGCTTACCGGTTGCATGCCCACTCTACTCGCTGCCTGATCAGTCAGCCAACAGTCGGGCCCTCGATCGCTCTCCATCCCACGATCCTCCCAGGCAAATCGATGTTCGAGAAATACTGATGCTGGGAGTTGGGATTGACCACGATCCAATCTCGTACCTCGGCGTTATCGCCACTCGGCGTAAGGCACATAAGCCGAACCTCCCTGACTTCGGGGATATCGCCAGGGAAGTTCCATCCAGCTTCTAACATCGCGGTCTTTCAGCAGATGGTCTTCTTCATACCGCAGGACAATCGCCCGAGGCGCATGCCTCTTCGATTTTGACGGAGGCGGCATAAGCCGGAACGCTAGCCCGTCGATACCGCTTCAGATGCGGCGCCCATTTCAGGTATTGGCCGCAGTCGTACTACGTTTGGATTCCCCGCGCAATCAAAACTACTCGCGCTGACGCATCGACGGCAATGAGCGTGACATGACTGGAGGATACAGCGTCGGTTAAGCGCGGGCTGGACATATAGGCGTTGAAAGGAGGTGACATGGCCCAACCAAATGCTAGCGCGCCAGCTCCAGAGATGGATGAAGCTGCTTCGCGCGCTCAAAGCGTCAGGGACGACATCTTCGCGATTTTCGGTGGAGATCAACGGACACAAACAAGCACGGCATCTACGCGCGTGAAGCCATCGAAGGCAAAGCGCCGCGGCAAGCTGAGCTTGGCTGTTCTATCGCTGAGCGGAGTAGCTATCATGGCGGCAGCGGGCGTTCTTGCCGGAACGAACGCTATCGAACCCGCAGCACCCAAGAAGGATGTGGTGTCCACCAAAATTGCGAAGGTTACCATCCCACCGCACTCGGAGGCTTTGCTCCCACCCGCGGCCGTTCAGCCGGTTCAGTTGCAAGCTTCGGATGTGGCGGTCACTGGAATCGCTCAAAGCACGCCAGCGCTTGAGGCGGCACCGACGCGCCCGAAGGGTGAAGTAACCTTGCATTCCCAATCGAAGCAAACGGCTGCGCCTCGCACGTCCAACATTAAAGTTGTTGCCGACAAGATCGAGCCGACCGACGACAATGGAGATAATCCCGTCGTTATCGATTCGGAGACCGCAGGTCGGGTCAGCTGTCGAACAGCGGAAGAATGCCTACAATCGCGCATTCGCAGAGATGACCAGCGCGTTGCTTCTTCCTATGAAATGGCTGCTGCCGCGGGTGTTCGTTCCTCGCTCCTACGGGATTATGGCGATGAATGGATCCGTGCGCGCGGTTTGGCCAAGAAGCGCCCGCAGGAAGCTATTCGAATTTATGGTATGATTGACTCGGACCTGCGCCTCCTTGCTGCCGATCCAACTGTCCAATAGCGGCTGATCGATCGATGATATCGTTCAGACGCGAACGCCACGCGCCAGCAAATCATGCACGCAGCGGCCCGCAGCCTATCTATGCGATCGGTGACATTCACGGTCGCTACGATCTGCTTCATGCGCTCCTCGGAGAGATCCGACGTGACGCAATCGAACGTCATCCTGGCGTCACACCACTGCTTGTGCTCTGCGGCGACTACGTCGATCGTGGCCTATCATCGGCCAGAGTGATTGGGGCGTTAACATGGCTACAACGCTCCGCGGCTATTGAGGTACGATTGCTTGAAGGCAATCACGAAGCGATGCTGATGGACTTCCTCGAAAGTCCGACTCGGCTAGGCCGCTGGCTCGCCGTAGATGGGCACACGACGATACGATCTTATGGGGTAAGCATACCCGACGACATTGATTATCAAAGTGCAAGATCGCTTACGATGGTACGCGACGGTTTGTTGGATGCCATGCCAACGTCTCACTATACCTTACTGCGTAATCTAGAGCTTTATGTGGAGGTGGGAGATTATGCGTTCGTGCATGCCGGAGTGGCTCCGGGCGTCGCGCTGAGTTCGCAGAAGCGCGATGACCTGCTATGGATACGAGACGGCTTCCTTGATCATCCGCGGCCCGCGAAGTCCATTATTGTGCATGGTCACACCTGGACAGATGATAAAGCAGTAGTTCTGCCCCACCGCATCTGCATCGATACCGGCGCCTACAAGACTGGGGTGCTGACCGCGCTACACATCGCTGACGACATCCTGGATGTAATCCAGGCAACGACGTTGAATGAGAGCTCTGACCCGGCGACGAAACGGTTCGCGAGCGGACCGAATTAAGCCTCCCTAAGCCGCAATCGTCATCGTAGCCTGCGGCTCATCCTCCTCAATCAGATAGCTGGCAATCAACACGACGAAGCCGCTGCCGAAGTTGACGCGCGCCTCCTTATGCGTGCCGCCCTCGACAACGCCGGTCATGCCCGCGAACGCGCCCTTGTTAAGGCGCACAGCCGTGCCGATCGCGACTTTGCGCCGGGTCGTCTTCAGCAGCGACTGTGCGAAGCGCTTCTCGGCTGCGCGCAGTGACGCCAGACCGGCGTTGTTGACCAGCGGGATGCGGTCACCATGCCTCATCAGGCGGAAGGGCGGGTAAGGGCTGACGGGCAGGGCGCGGATGCGCAACAGGTCCGCCAAATGCTCGGCTGCCACAAACACGAACGTGGGCGTGATGGCCGTCTCAACCTGCACGACCTGATCACGCTGCTTCCCGCGCCCCACCTTCCGCTGCATGCGGGCCGGCGTCCACGCGGCTATGCCGGCCGCGGCCAGCGCGCGCGCCAGCGGCAGCGTGCGCGGCCCTGCCGTCGTCAGGATGCACCAGCGCTGCACCGCGCCGCCCTGATCCTGCCCCTCAATCCCCGCCATCTTCCTGAACTCCGCTTGCCTTGTTACTATCCGATTGATCGCCCGCACTGAGGCACGGTGACCGCAAATTAATCATCATCCGGCAGGATCCGGCCGATGAACCGCAAGATGAAGCCGAACACGCTGCGGAAACTGCTGACCGATGAGGCGCAGCGGCGATCTAGCGACCCTCAAGCGGATTGGTCGGCTATTATTGGGCCCCTGCATATCTACCCATCGTCGCCTCGCGCAGGCGCAAACTGGTCTGTGATCCCCGGGGGAACCCCTGTTCAGGCTGCTATTGCTAGGGAGGCAGCCGCAACGATCGCGACAGCTCATCCACAGGTTGCCTTCCACCTGAGGGGATGACGCGGAGTCGTCGCTCCGCGGCGACCGCCGGTGGCACCCACCGCGCCATGATCCCGGCTCTTGCGGCTTCGCATGCGCCTGCTCCGTCTTGAGCAGCAATTACCTGACAATAGGCACCGCTCGTCGCAGGATCATGGATGAACCCGGTGACGCTCACGCAACGTCAACTTTTGCAATGCCAATGATCAACCCATCGCCAGCAGCCGCGCCGGCGAAGGGAGAAGTACGATGGCATTCTACGTCGCGATGTCCGGTTTCATTGCAGCCAACCTGACCGTGATCGGTGCGGAGCTGCGCAACGTTCGCCGTGCGGGCGGACAGCGTTGAAGCATATCGAGAGCCTGATACTGTCGGGGCACAGATCGGACCCCCAACGCCCCTCACGATATGGTCACACCTCGCAGATAGATCGATCTTTGAGGGGAATCGCCAATGACCGTCTATATTGTGATAGGACTGTTTGTCGTCGCCAGCTTGGGGGTGATTGGAACCCTGATGCTGGCACAGTCGGGAATCTCTCGGCTGCGAGCAATAAATCGCGAAGGCGAGCGCCGCA